CCTTTAGACCTTTTGGCAAACACCTAGGTAAATTTTCTATAAGACCACCACCAGTAATGTGTGCCATTCCTAAAATAGGATACTCACGCATCAAATTTCTTACTTCAGAAGCATAGATTGTTGTCGGTGTAAGTAACTCAGGAGTGTCATCCCATGATATCTTATGCCTCCATAACATATCATTGATAAGACTATATCCATTACTATGCAATCCACTGCTAGCGAATCCAAGAACCTTATCGCCTGGCTTAATCATCCTGCCATCTACTATCTCTGACTTCTCTACTATACCTGTACAAAATCCTGCAAGATCAATATCATCATCGTGTGATGGTGGAGGTGCATGTCTAGGATGTTCAGCAGTTTCTCCACCTAATAGATCCATCCCTGATATCTCACATCCCTTAAGAATACCTTCCATAATTTGATCTATGATAGGAGATATCTTACCAGTAGAAATATAATCTAAGAAGTATAATGGTTTAGCACCACATGTGATTACATCATTAACACACATGGCAACAAGATCAATACCTATAGTTGTAAAGTCTCTACTAACCTTGCAAATATTAATCTTAGTGCCAACACCATCAGCACCAGATACTAAAACAGGTTCCTCATAACCAGAAGGAACCTTAAACATACCATTGAATCCGCCAATGGTAGGTGCTTGCTTTTTTAATCGTTCTACAAATGCATTACCTGCTTCTATATCCACACCTGAATCTTTGTAGTTCATCGTATTATGTCAATTTCATCGGGGTTAGTGTTCCAAGTTTCTAACTTTGTTCTAAGTCTTCCCTCTTCTTTGAGGTTCTCAAACCTTCTAGAAGCCTTCCTTCTCCACCAATCAACTATCGAATCAACAGAGAACCTATCATAGTTCTCAGCTTCAATAAGTTTATCTTGAGTTCCAAGAATAACTTCTCTAGAATTTTTGAAACCATAGGAGGACATATAGAATCGTTTTTGTTCTGTTAGATTCTTCGCATCCTTAATAGCGGTAACAAAGTCAGTCAATTTAGAATCAGAAGTAAGAGACTTCTTGATGATGGATATCATCTTAGATTGAGTCTTTAACTTCCTACTAGAAGCATCTTCTTTTACCAATAATTTATCATTATTCCTTGCTATAAACCACTTGTTTAAATCATGGAAAATTCTGTCATGGAGAAGAGGAGTAAAGTCACTTACAGTCAGTCCCTTGTACCTCATATAAGGTTTTAACCCATCATATTGAGAGGATGACTTGGTTGATCCATAGAGAGATGTAGTCTCAAACAAACATATATCTGCGTTATATTTCTTATTCAATTGTTCTCTTGCGTCATGGGAACAACACAACATTGCTAAAAGTTTTCCACCAAGATAGTTGAAACCAAATGGTTGAGTGGGAACAATAATGAATCCCATAATAGCATGTCTGTTAAACCTACTAAGTTCTGGCGTATTACCTAACCATTCATTTCTTGGTTTGGAATTAATGGTAGGAGAACCAAACCTTATGAACCCAATAGTCTTATCCGTATTACCTTCTTTTACTATCCACTTTAAAGATTTGCCAGGAATAGAACTCTCAAAAGCATGGGACATAGTAATCTGTAATCTCTCATTGAAATACTCATTACTAAATCCACCCTTATCCCCTGCATTATAGATCTTAATATCCATGTCTTCTGGATGCATATTAAAATCGTCAAACAAATCATCTTCTGGTCCAAACCCAGGCAATGACATGGGTTGATCAGATATACGATCTAGTTTGACGGTACGCAAATATTCATCTATCCTTCCTGTATTAGAGAAGTAATCAATAAATTTATCTGCTGCATATACGGCATCAGATGGAGATAGTTGCATCAATAAATCCTCTTTGGTGGATCAGTAGGATGATACAAACCATCTTCTTCCCACGCATCTGGTACTGGTCTGTATCTTGGGGATCCAAAATCAATAATGATAGGAGCATCCAATACATTATCAAGACTTTCCGACATTCTACGGAAACCAGTTCCAACTAAAACCTGCCCTGCACATACTGCTACAGTACATGTTCCCCAGAAGATATAGTACCATCTAGATTTAACTTGTGCTCTGAGTTTTCTTTTGTCTTTAGTCATTTTCATTTGGTTCATATTCCGAAGGTGCAGTATCCTCCCAGTTAGGAGGTTCTTTTTCCCAAGGTTTGTGGTCATCAAGATTCATCCACTTTGGTAGATGTTCTCTAATCCATTTAATCATTTGAATTCACACTCCACCATAATCTCAGTGAGACACGCAAGTAGATTTATCTCTTGGTCAGCCACGAACGCAATTTGGTACTGGTACTTAGCAATAATGAGAACAGCAGCAGCAATGCCAGGCCCTTCAAGGGATACAAGAAGAGCATCGTACAAGCGGCGAAGAAGTACAGCAGGATCATTGTCCAGATTATTGACACACCATTTACGTACTTCCTTAAAGTTCTTCGACTTGAGGTTTTTAATGAGATCATTGATATTAACATCCGAAAAACTAGCGAGAATAGATGAGTCTATCTTACCACCAACTGCATGTCTCTGACATTCATTTAAGACTCGTCTCCAGTCAGGGAAGTGCTTATTGATAAGTTCTGCGAGGACTTTCTTATCAGCTTCAACCCGCTCGATGTCCAAGATGGATACAAGTCTGTTAAAGAATCCTCCTGCGATTGCAGGTTTATCTTTCCTTGAGATTCCAAAGTCGATGACAGAGCATCTCGAATGGAGGGGCTCAATGATTCTGTTCTTGAAATTGCATGTGAAGATAAACCTACAATTCTTGTAGAAGGATTCGATATTGGCTCTGAGGAGGAGTTGAACATCGTGGGTTGTATTATCTGCCTCGTCTATAATTATAACCTTATGTTTAGCATCACTATCCATAAGAGATACAGTAGAAGCAAAGTTCTTGGCCTGATTCCTTACAGTGTCCAGAAACCTTCCTTCATCAGATCCGTTAATGAGATAGTAATCACAACCCAACTCTTCACATAATGCCTTAGCAACTGTTGTCTTACCTATGCCTGGAGGACCTGACAATAATAGGTTTGGAATCTCACCTGCTTCTAAGAAATCATTAAAACTTTTCTTAGTACTCTCTGGGAGAATACATTCTTCAATTGTTTTGGGTCGATATTTTTCAACCCATAAAAAATCATCTCTCATTATACAATCCAAGTAATCCATGAATAACGAACCCCACTTGTTACTGGTGTAACTTCATGAGGAAAAAGATACAAGGCAGGAAATGCAAGTACATGACCCTTCTTTATCTTCACACTATGTTCTCTCCAGAACACAAATTCACCCCCTTCAAAATCATCATTCAAAACTCCAACAACACTAGTAACAGGAATACCCCTGAACTCTCCTTGAAAGAAATCACGAATGTGGTCATGATGGGGACTAAGATAATCTCCAACAGAATATCTGTTGAACTTTATCCCAGAACAATTCTCCCAGAATGATCCCCCAGTAGTAATATTGGGATCATGATACTTAGAATGAAATGCTTTAAACAATTCATCATTAATATGTGGTTGAATTAGATCTGTTACTGTATGGTTTATAGTTGATTTTAAACGTGATTGTTTATCAACATCCACATGTTCATGATCACTATCATACCATACAAAAGTATCCCAGTCATCCGCCTCATCCAATGTGGATACTATCTGATCACATTCATGTTCAGATAGAAGAGGATACTCAAAGATATGATCTTTAAGATTCGGATACCTGAGCACTTGTACTCTCTTCTGGTTGCTTCATTATAACATGAGGTTGAATCATCTGCAACAGATCTTCACTTTCCATGTGAGGATCCAGTCTTGCAACATAATCTTCCCAATCTTCAAGGGTACTTTTAGGATCGATGTTAGCAAGTAAAGTAATAACAGCTATCCTTTTAAGTGTATCCTCGGTCATTTTATCTGCGGTAAATTCCGCAAACTCAAGAATTAATTCTTCTCTGGTTTTCTTGGTCATAGCTTTCTATCTGATTAGGTGGATTCCAATGACGTATCACGCCAGCAGTAATAAAACAATTAGTGACAAGGTAAGTAATGAAAATAATACTGCGAACAGCACATACCGCATTATCATACTCTGTAGTTGTATGATCCGAGA